GTAAGCGACGGCGGAGCATCAATCGGTCAAGGCGAACTATACAAGATCGTCTCGAATACCGCTGGTGCTGCTGGAGCATTGCTATTTACGCTTGAGAGGCCGCTGACGACTGCTTGGACTACTTCTACGAGGGTTAGTATTATGGCTGACCCTTATACTTTGGTAGTTCAGTCACCTACAACGACCGCAATCGGTATGCCTGTTGGTGTTCCGACTGTAGCTGTCCCGATCAACAACTTCTGTTGGATACAGACTTGGGGTATGGCTTGTTGTCTGGTTAAACTTGCGATGAATGCTTTCTCAGCAAACGTTCTGAGTGATTTAACAGCGGCAGGTTCGGTAGGTATCGACGATGGTGCGTTAATAAACGCAACTGTTGGCATGACCGGACTGGCAACGGCAACTACTGATTCAGGTTTAATTTATCTGACAATCGCACCGTAACTTTAACGGGAGGGGCTTCGGCCTCTCCCATATTTTGAGGTAAACATGGCTATTTCTAATACAGAAATATGTAATATGGCATTAGACAAACTCGGTGCAGCCCGTATAAATGACCTTGATACTGACAAGTCTCCACAGGCTATAAAGTGTAGGACTCATTTTGAGCAGACAAGAGATGCCTTAGTGGAATCTCATACGTGGCGATTTGCAACTGGCAGAGAAAAGCTATCTCAAGATACGGTAGACCCAGAATTTGAATATGATAATCAGTTTATATTACCTACTGATTATTTAGTACAGAAAAACGTTTGGGGCGAAAATGGCCCAAGAGATACACCTTTCTCGTACTCACTGGAAGGCGATAGGCTCTTAACTAATGAAGGCGAGATAAATCTACGGTATATAAAAAGGGTTACAGACCCTACTAAATTCGACCCTTTATTTGTTGAAGTCTTTATTTTGAAACTAGCCTTAAAACTCGTAGCATTAGCAGGTGCAAACCCAAAAATGAGCGAAACGATTGGTAGAGAACTTAATGGGATAATGCCAAGCGTAAGGGTTCGTAGTAGACAGGAAACAGAAAATATAGGCAGGCAAGATTTGAATACATGGAATGATGCAAGATTAATTAATGGTGGCAGAATAGATTCCCAATTAGGTAACTAATGGCTAACGAACTACAAGCAGACTATAAGACAGGCGAAACCCTATACGCCGCAAGATTCCAGCCGGAAGGTAATGTGTTCATTACTGACGGTTCAGCGGATCAGGTATGGTCTGACCCGACTCTATATAATGTCACAATGACAGAGAACGGTAACGGTGGGCATTACGAGGGTGATTTCGATGCTTCTGCGAACATAGCCGAGGGGACTTATCAGGTTACTGTATTCTTACAGACAGGTGCGAGTCCTGCTAATGGCGACCCTCAACTTTACAAAGGTGAGATATATTGGGATGGAACATCAGAATTGACTATCTTTACATTAGACAATAGCATTAGTATACTTACAGCAAGCGAAAGCAAGCAGTTGAACATCTATGGAGAGGGTGAATAATGGCTAATGTTCCTGTAATTAGACTGAATAAAGGCAAGATGACGCCCTTGATTGATGCCCGGTCAGACGTAGAAGCATACGCAGGTGGGTGTAGAGAACTCCAAAATTTCATCCCACGTATCTATGGTCCGGTAGAGCGTAGGCCAGGTACGAAATTTATTGCCAACTGCGAAGACAACAATATTAAATCTCATATGGTTCCATTTATCTTTTCGTCAGAGATTGCATATGATATAGAATTTTCAGATAAGATTATAAATGTCTACTTCGATGGTACGCTTATAGAGGGCAATATCGCTACTCCGTACCTCGAAGCAGACCTTTTTCAATTACAATTTAACCAATCAGCAGATGTAATGTGGATTGTCCACCCCGATTACGCTCCAAGAAAACTTTCAAGAGTATCAGTGTCAGACTTCTCGCTGGATAAAATATCATTCGAAAATGGTCCTTTCATTAAAAGGAATGACCTTGAGAATAACGATGGTGTGACTATTAAAGCTACTGGCTATACAATCGCCACAGCCACAGCCGCAACTAACACGATTACTATAACGACAACAACTGACATTTCTTCGCAGTTCCCGGTTAATCATAGATTTTATATTACTGGGTCAACAGGAAACGATAACGCATATACGGTTCTATCCTCTTCTTTCTTAAGTCCAACGATGACGATAGTTGCTAACGAGAATATTCCTGATAATACCAATGACGGCGAGATAATGGTGGATGACGCCACAGTCACCCTCACAGCGTCGTCAGCAACGTTCCTGAGCGGCCATGTGGGCGCTTTGTTTAAACTTACGCATAAACGTGCCAAGGTCATAACAAAAGGCTCTACTGCGACTACAGGCATTATGGGCGACCCTATAGATGTTAAAGGTTCATGGACATTTACGACCACAGGTAACTGGGGGATGACGGTAGAGATACAGAGAAATGAAGATGGTACTAATTGGGAAACATTTAGGTCTTATACTTCTGTATTGACTGACGGACAAGGATCGAGGAATATTCAGAAATCAGACGTAGAGGAAGCTGATGGAGTTCAGTACAGAATAAATGTCATTTCAGTCGATGGAATACCTGGAACTCTTATTGCTGATTTGACAGTAAGTGATAGTACACAAAGTAGTATATTTAAGATAACTTCATTTTCTTCTACCACTTCTGTCTCTGCTACCGCTATTGTAGCTGCACCTGAGAACGGAACTACAGTGCGATGGGCAGAAGGTTCATGGTCTGATGTTCGTGGATGGCCTACTACTATAGCTTTCTTTGAAGAAAGGGCTATATATGGTTTTACTAATAAAGACCAACAAACAATATGGTTAAGCGGAACAGATGCCTTTGAAGATTTCGATGCAGGAATTAACGATGCTGATTCATTTGCAAGAACAGTCCCTACGTCGAATAAAGGAAGATGGATAAGTTCTTTAGATGCTTTAGCGGTCGGTATGAGCGGAGATGAATGGCTAGTTAGATCGTCCAATCTCGACCAGCCTTTAATTCCAAATATCACAGGATCAACAACAAAAAGACAAACAAAGCATGGCAGTACAAATATACAGGCTTTAGCGGTTAATGAGGCAATAATTTTTGTAGATTCGGTTGCGAGAAAAATACGTGAATACACATTCAGTGACCCAAAACAAAAATTTGTTTCCCCCGATTTGACTGCTTTAGCTGAGAATATAACATCAGGCGGTATTACCAGTATGGCCGTTCAAGTCAATCCTGATAGTATTGTATGGTTTACCATAGCAGATAGTCCATATTTAATATCAATGACATACGAAAGAGAACAAAATGTCGTAGCTTTTGCAGAGCATCCTTTGGGCGGAGACGGAATAGCAGAATCAATATCAATAACTCCAAGTACCGCTGAGGATGTAATAACACTGTCAGTCAAAAGAATAATAAACGGTGCGGTTGTAAGAACTATAGAGCAAATGCAACCTCGTAAATGGTCAGGTACTGATTACTACTATGTAGACGCTGGAGTAATAGACACAAGTGGATCAACCACCATAACAGGATTGGACCATCTTGAAGGCAAGACCGTTCAAGTATTAGTTGACGGTGCAAAGCAATGTGATAAGACAGTTCTCTCCGGACAAGTGACCATAGATAAGGCTGGCACAAGAGTAGTTGTTGGATTATCTAGTGAATACAGAGTATCTCCAATGAGACTTGATAGGGACGGCTCAACTTACGGGACAATAACTAAAATATCAGAAGTTGTGGTTAGCTTCTTTGAAACACTGAATGCGGAGTACGGCGACGGAACCAGACAATACGATATAGACTGGCGAACAATAGAAGATTATGGTAGCCCGCCGGAATTATTCACAGGCGATAAAACATTAACATTTGATGGTGGGTTTACTACAGATTCGCCATTAACAATCTCAGGCTCAGACCCGTTCCCATGTACGGTTAGGGCGTTAATACCTAAAATAGATAAGACAGGACGGTAATATGACTGTAAGCAACGAATCAGCAAGAACATCGGCAGTAGGGACAGGCGCGGAACAGACGGTTCCATTCACTTTCCCTATAACCAATAATAGCGATATTGTAGTAACGTCGAGAATTACTGCTACAGGAGTAGAGACTCTGATGGCAGAGACGACGGATTATACTGTAGTAAATAACGGTGAGTCTGGCGGGTCGATCACAACAGTAACTCCATTCATTGCAAATACCCTGCAAATACATATCGTCAGAGATACACCTAATACTCAAGGAACTGACCTGCAAAGAGGTGGTGCTTTTAATGCCAATAACGTCGAAGCCATGTCTGATAAAGCTACAAAGTTGACAATAGAAAACGTAGATGGGCTTGACCGAACTCTAAAGTTTCCAACAACTGACCCATCCTCATCTTTTGCTGATATGCCGAACTCAATAGATAGAGCAAATAAGGTGTTGTCTTTTGACGTAAATGGAATCCCTACAGCGTCAGACGCAGTACCGGAGGGTAGTGTAAGTTTCTCTACGTATGGTGAAGCATTAGTTGGACTTGCGAATGCGGCATCTAATAGAGATGTTCTGAGACTTGGCACTACCGATCCAGTTGAGTTTGCAGCGATAACAGGAACAACCGGGACATTTAGTGGTGCGGTATCAGGAACGACAGGTACATTTAGCGGAGAAATATCAGGTACTATAGCAACTATTGATAATCTCATCGCTAAGGGTCCAATGGTGGATGTCGTAGCTTTTGGAGCCGATAAAGCAGGTGTATCGGAATCAAGCGCAGAGATACAGGCGGCTATGGATTCTTTATCTTCTGGGGGGGTTGTATTCTTCCCAGCAGGCACGTACATAATCGACACAACTCTGCTGATTCCAAATGGAGTATCTCTTATAGGTCAGTTAAGTAGCTCTACCATTAAACTAAAGGATAGTACTACACTTGGGCTTGACCCTCTTGGTGGAACTGCCAGAACCATGATAACAATGCAGAATGGTTGGGCCTCTACATATTTCAATATACACATAAAAGATTTAACTATTGACGGCAATAAAGCTAATAATTCTCAGGCAATAAGTGCTATTTCAATGTTCCTTGCTCACAGAAGTAGTGTTCAAAACTGCGAGATTAAAAACGTCAAGACAAGACACGGAATATTTGCAAGGGGTTTCGATGAGGGTTTAATAACAGGTAATAAAATACACGACTTCGATGGGGATGGAATTGATGTTGTTCTTTCTAATTATGTAAATATTATAGGCAATAGTGTTTACGATGGAGGCAGTGTAGGCGGTATAGGTATCGAACTAGAGGGTAGGACTGGAACTGACCTCGTAACAGTAAGAAATGCGTTCATAAATATCATAGGCAACACTGTCCATGATATATCAGGCGGGCATGGTATACTAGTAATAGGTACGGATGGATTTACAGTAAACGGCAATAGTGTTAATGCAGTTAAATACAACGGCATAGAGGTCTTGGGTTCAAACTGGGGTGCAATTACAGGAAATACCATCGAAGACTGCTCCAATACATATCCACATTCAATTGACAATGGTTCGTGTATAAGAATATGGAATGAACCTTTAGCTGGATTCGGTGCAGCAGCACAGTCAAAAGACCTGGCAATAGTCGGCAACTTCTGTAGAACTGCAATTGGTGGTTCTGGCGGCGAGGGGGGCGGTTGGGGTATTGAGGTTCTTGGCGATGCCACTGCTACTCATCAAGACATTGTAATTACCGGCAACAATACCAGAACCAATACTACCGGCGGTATAAGGGTAGAGCATGGTATAAGGGTTACTGAGGATGTTAATATTAATCTTGAAACGGTTAAAGTGTCGTATGATGCCAATTCTTCTTATGGATTTAGGAGTATATCAGGTATATCAGGGCTATCTACTGGTACGACAAAAGCTAATAACCTAAGAGGGACTGTAACTTTTGCTGGAGCAGCCACGGCGTCAGTAACTTTCGGAACTAACGAGCCAGACGCTACATACTTCCTATCTATAAGCGGTGATACGGAAGAGACTTTCTGGTGGGACACTAAGGCTGCCGGTGGGTTTAACTTAAATAGTTCCAATGCCACATCAACAGCAATCGTAGATTGGATGCTTATAAGATAATGAAATTCAGAGAAGCGACAAAAGAAGATTTCGACTTCGTAGCCGACCACAGCGTTAGCAGGGGTAAGGTACATCCAGACCACATCGACTATGTATATACCTTAGAGCATAATGGCCAACCTCTGTGCATTGGCGGGTTTAAGATGTTGAACTATGACACAGCATGGTGCTGGGTTGACATTACTGACGTTGCAGGTAATCATACTATTGCAATGTATCGAGTAATAAGAGATTGGATAGACAGTTTTATTGCAGAACATGACTTGACAAGAGTTCAGGCTACGGTAGAATGTGACTTTACAGAGGCAATACGAATGGTGAAACATTTAGGATTCCATAAGGAAAGTATTATGAAGAAATACGTAAATAACAGAGACGCCTTTATGTATGTTCGAATGAGAGGTGAATAATGGCTCCATTACTGTTAGGTGTAGCAGCAACAGGATTAGG